AATTTCAGGCAACTGACGAGGAAAAAAAGCAGGTCGTAGGCCCGCTGTTAATTCCAGATTCTCCTATATACAGACGAAACGAAGAAATCGGTGAATATTATGTCCGTTTTTCTGCTCAGACAATAGAGCAGATTGTTTACAAATACAGTAAGGACGGATTTTTTAACATGTTTAATCTTGAGCATCAGTATGACACCGATGCTGTAGTAATGCTTGAGATGTGGATTAAAGAGTCTGACATTGACAAGTCTGATGAGTATGGATTTGACCTACCTGTCGGTACATTGTTCATGAAGGCTCAAATTGAGGACGAAAATCTTTGGGATGCTATAAAGAACAAAGAGTTCAACGGCTTCTCAATTGAAATAAATGCTGACATCAAAAAAGTAAACGAAATGACTGAATTTCAATTTGGAGAGATGTTTGGCGAATTTAAAGTAAGAATGCAAGAGCAGTTAAACGCTCAGTCTGAGGACCAAAAAACTTTGACTGAACTAGTTCTTGAAATGTCTGAAGAAATCGCTCAACTCAAAGAATTACTTTCTTCTAAGGAAGAATCTAAGCCAGAAGAAGTTGTAGAATTAGCTGAAGAGCCTGTTGAGGAAGTTGCTGAAGAGCCTGTTGCTGAAGAAGTAGTAGAGGAAGAAGTACCTGCCGAAGTAGTAGCTGAAGTTGAAGAAGAACTTTCTGAGGTTGAACCCGAAGTTTCCGAAGAGGAAGCAGAGCTGCAATTAAGTGCAGAACAAGATGAAGTTGCTGAACAAGTTGAAGAGGTTAAAGCTCTTGAGTTCAAGCAAATTAACAAGGCTAAAGTAAGCATGATTGACAGCTTCTTTGGCAAACGACTATATTAAGAATTGTAAATTAGTTTAACTACTAGATAAATTTAAAAAAAATGGCTGTAACTGTTGCTACATTAGATTGGGGAAACCGCACTCCCGATTTATTTATTGACTCTATGGTAAAGAGCGCTGCCGTATTGGAGCGTTTTCGCCTTATTGATGGTGTAAAATCAAAAGTTCAAGTACCTATCTTTGATGCTTCTTTGACTTTTGGTTCTGACCTATGTACTTTTGACCCACAATCTTCTGCTTCTATTGATGAAAAAGAGATGACTGTATCTACTTACAAGTGGGCTTTTAAAAACTGTAAGAATGTACTTGAGACTACTTACCGTTCAGTATTGTTGAAGAAAGGTCAACACAACCCAGAAACTATGGACGGTGAGTTCAAGGATTGGGTATTTGACTACTTCGCAAAATTGTCTGCTCAAAAAGCGCTAGAGCTAGCTGCTTCTGAATTGACTACTGAAATGGCAGCTGACGCTGATGTAATCACTTACGATACTGATGCAGTATTGAGCGATGCAAACATCTTGACTCACCTTGAAGGTGCTTACCAAGCTATGTCTGCTGAAATGTTGTCTCAAATTTATGGCGGTGCTGACCGTGCTTTGCGTCCTGCAATCTTTGTTGGAACTAAAGCTATGCAACACTACCAAATCGCTATCGCTGACAAGCACACTACAACTCCTCAAGGTATCATTGATGGTGGTGTTCCTAACTACTTTGGTATGGAGGTAGTATTGTTGTCTTCTTTGGCTGATAATGAGTTCTTCATTTCTGCTCCAGAAAACTTGGTTATGTTGACTGATGACTACAACGACACTCGTGCCATTGATATGGAGTACGAAGCAAAAGAGTCTACAGACAATATCTGGGGTCAGTTCAAGCTAGGGTTCTCTTACCTAAAAGGTGAGGAAATCGTTTATGCTAAGGACATCGCATAATTTATAGGAGGGGGAAACCCCTCCTTATAACTATTTAAAATAAAAAGAAAATGCCTGGATGTGTAATTGACTTTACAAATTTGAACGACATGACTTATGACTGTGGTTTGAATTTCACTGGTGGTTTAAAGACCATCAAATTAATGGAAAAATCAGAGTGGGATGGCGCTATTGAAGATGCTACTCCTGAGATTGAGTTTGCTGCAGCTGTTGCAGCTGACCCTACCGCAACTCCTCCTGTAGTCGGGTCTCCCGCTCAGTTTGATTTTGCGGCAGGTGTGAGTGCTATTTCGCTAATCACTGCTGCTGATGTACTTACTTTAGGGTTTAACAACAAGGATGGTTTCTCTAACTTCTCTGATGTTAAAACTGTAAACGCTGATGGTTCAGCTTCTGCTGTGCCAACTGTACAGGTTGAGTTTGCTCGTATGAGCGCACAACTTCGTAACGACCTTGACGCTCTTGCTACAGGTGGTGGCGAGATGGTTGCTATCGTAGAAACTGCTGCAGGAACTGTACACGCTATCGGAACTGAGTTCGGATTGTACGCAGGGACTGTTGATGGTGCTACAGGTGCTTCTCGTACCGACAAGAACCGTTACCAATTGACTTTAACAGGAGAAGAAAACAGCTTGTCTTACGGTGTAAGCTCTGCTCTTTGGACTGCTATTAAAGCTCTTTAATCTTAATTGATTAACTTAATCAAGGGGAGGGATTTCCCTCCCCTTTTTTTTTACTATGAAGAAACTAAAGATAGGAAGCAACAATTATATATCTGTTATTAAGACAGCTAACATGTCTAGTGATGCTCAGTATGATATCACTATTACTAAGTCGGATACAAGTAATGTTATTTCCTTTACAGACACTTTAGTTAGCTTTAGAGATAATGCTGATTTCCTTACATTGTCTGTTGACCTTAGTAGCAACAGCGACAGTGACTATGGGAGTGGTGTTTTAGATGTCTATATTGGCGAGGTAAAGCATGCTTCATACCTAGTAGATTTAGGGCAAAGCACCGATAGACAAAGATTAAGTGAAGATAACACTTCTGTGTATTATAATGTTACCAAGATGGTAACGACCACTCCATAATTGTAAATTAGTAAAAAGAACTATGGGTTTATTTGACTCAATCACAGAATATTTTGCATCTAGTACTTCTGTAGCAAAAGCTACGACTGTGCCTACAAATGCATTAGAGCGTTCTATAGAGAACCTCAGCGGTAAGTACAAGCTAGGATTAACGAACGAGGGTAATTATATTAAGTTCGGTAACAGCGATGACTTTCCTATTATCATAGAGAAGATGCTAAAGCAATCTCCTGTACACGCAGGGATTATTTCAAAGAAGTCAAAGATGGTTTCTGGAATTGGCATTGACTACAATACAGATGCTTTTAAGTCTAAGCCTAAGCAATCTGAGATTTCGGCATTTATTAAAAACTGTTCTGGAAAGCATGCAGGATTGCATGATGTAATGACTCACGCTGCATTTCAGTATGAGCTTCATGGAGCAATGGCCCTTTTGGTAAAATGGAATGCACAGCATTCTAAGATTGTTCAGCTTACATCTTTAGATATAAAAGGTGTTCGTGCTGCAGAGCCAAACGAGCAGGGCAAAGTTAACGAGTACATAGTAAGAAGATTTTTTGGTGTTGGGGCAGACGCTGTTCAGCACAACGAACCTAGAAAAGTAAAATCGTTTGATAAATTCAACAAAAGTAGCAGAGAGCAAATCTTGTATGTTAAAAACCCGTATTCAGGGAATGACTACTATGGTATTGCTTCCTATGTTTCCGCTTACCATTATATCACGGCTGACTACGAGTTCGGAAAACACATAGAGAACTCAGCTGCAAATGGTTTTACTCCAAAAGTTCTAGCTACTTTTATTGGGCGCAATATGTCTTCTGAGCAACAGCGAGAAGAGTATTTAAAATTCAAAGAATCTTTTACAGGTTCTGAAGGTGACAACTTTGTTGTCTCTTGGGTAAAGAAACAAGAAGACGCACCTAAGTTTACGCCTCTAGATGTACAAAACCTAGACAAAACGATAGATGTATTATCAAGGCTTAATGACGCTAAAATCCTTACTGCTCATAATGTCACTAGCCCTACCTTGTTTGGGGTTATGGTTAGCGGTAAACTCGGAGGAACAGGGAACGAACTTGTCTCGGCTTATCAAATATTTAGAGCGACAGAGACGCTACCTAACAGACAAATTCTTCTTGATACGATTAATCGCATCCTTGCGACTGTCGGCTATGACAAGATTGACATCAAAATTAAAGAAGAGCAAGTAAACCTTGAATCAATCAAGGGTGCAAACACAACTGATATAACAGAGGAGTAAGATGGTAACAGTTCTATTTATTAATGACGGCTACATTTATGATAACTTTCCGCTTCCTCAGCGGATAGATAGCCGTGCGATGCACTCGCTTATAATGCTAGAGCAGTCTACTTCAATTCAAGACTTGCTAGGTTCATCGTTGTACGATGACTTAACAACTAAGGTTGATACACAAGCACTAAGCGAAGGTAGTGAAGAAAATCTATTTAAGCAAGTACAATACATACTTTGTTTATATTCTGTCCGTTCTGCGTATAACTTTTTACGCAGTAATGTGATGTACAATAAAAGCGAGGAGGCTAAAAGCAATCAATATACATTTGATGCACTTACGGAAAGCATAGATTCTAAGATAGAATACTTCAAGAAAAGAATCATTGAGTTTATTAAAGCTGATGCAACCCTAAAGGCTAAGGCCGAGGAAAGCAAAAACGATATCTTCAGCGATGAAGATGTTTACAACAGCAATGTTTTTTATTCCAAGAACCCTTTTGATAATACATCAGACTGCGAATGAGCATAAAGTTTAAGAACCCCAAGATTGATGCAGACTTAGTAAAGTCGCAAATTGAAACAGGAGAGTTAGGTAAAGAGGTTGACCCTGTATTTACTGCTTCTCCTGCAGGTTCTATTACGCTTAATGATGTTTCAAATTGGAACAGCAAAGCAGACGGTATACATAGTCACGCTAACTTCACAGGAGCTGTAGACTACACAGAGGAAGGGCCTCCTGCATCAAGCGGTGCAGCAGGATTTGTTCCTGGACCTGCAAGTGGCGAACAATACTATTTTCTGCAAGGTGATGGAACATGGAGTCCTGTAGTTGAAGATAAAACATACACACACTACCAAGGCGTTAGCTCTGATAGTTGGACTATAAACCACAACTTAAATAAATACCCTGCCGTAAATGTAATTGACTCTGCAAGCAGCAACATCATGGGTAGCATAACATACAATTCGTTAAACCAAATAACAATCAGTTTCGCAGGTGATACTAGCGGAACAGCAACTTTAAACTAAAATGGCAATTAAGTACGCTGACCATATTGACTTAGGTAACTTAGAGTTACAGAACGCAAAGCTTCACTTGCTTGCAACATCTCCTACAGGGGCTAAGGGACTTGTATATTTTAACTCAACAGATAACTACCCTATGTACCACAATGGTACAGATTGGGTACGATTTGGAACAGTTTATTCTGTAGTTGGAGGTAACGGTCTTACAGGTAACATAACTACAGGCGGCAGCCTTAGTGTTGGTGAAGGAGACGGTATTTCTGTTAACGCTAGTGCAGTATCTGTAGATAGCACAGTTGTTAGAACTAGCGGTGACCAAACTATTGGTGGAGAAAAAACATTCTCTGATGATGTTATCATTGGTGGTAACTTGACAGTTAATGGAACTGTCACAACTAT